GGCGCCCGTAAGATACGTTGCGCTTAGTGTAATCCATTGGTCTTCCACGTGGCATGTTCAAAAACACATCCCACTTATTTGTGCCAGGAGGCGGTCACTCACACCCAAGAGGTGTAACAAACCGATGGCGAGAAGGTATTCCACACGGTTGTTCTTAACGTGACTAATAATTGAGGCGGTAGTAACCGCACTCTTGACTGTTTCTGGAGCTACAGATTCCATAGTAATCATTGCCCCATTGGTACTGCTGCAATGCCTTTGTATTTACCAGGCATTACGTTAATTCGTAGGAATATTGTCGGCGCAGTAACGCTCTCACCTGCAAGATTAAATGCTAAGTTTCGCAATTTAATCAATCCACATTGAGCAATGAATGGTTGCATAATTCCTACTGGCGATCCGATTGTTGTGACAGCAAAATCTGTTTCAATCGGTCGCACTGCATTTCCAGCTCCACCTGGATAATTATCTAAATCATATAGTGGATCTTCATTTTCACCACGAATCACATTAGCGAGTTCGGGTTCTTGGCTACCTGAATCAGTTAGCAAATTAAAGAACGCCTGGTCAAATGCCGCAGGAACGTTTGGTGCGTCTTCGAACACGGTGGCTCGAGACTCTTGGTAAGCGTTCACTAATCCAACAGATTGTAGATCAGTTCCGACCACTAAATCATCACCCAATAGATGAGCTTTAGTTTCCTCGGCAGGAAGTGGAAGTCCAGTTACCGGATCCACATCATGCTGTGGCATTACATAATCACTGTAATTCCATTCACCCATAAGCAATGGGGTTCCATCAACAAATGGCGACAGAATATTAGTCGCATTCATATCAGATTCCAATGTAACTTTGAAATCTGCCCATTTTCCTTGAACAGATGGGTTATCCTCAAGAACCAATTGGTTCATCTGATTCCACAATGCATGACCCTTAACGTGTGCATTGTGTACACTCCAAGAATCTCCAGCAGTATATGCTTGTAGGCGTTGAATATCAACGGTACCGTTTGGAGTAAAGAAATACTCAACGGACTCTATTCCGACAGCCATGCCTTGTCTGAACAATTTTCGATTCATTGCAGATAGATCCTTCATGATATCGATATAACTTACACCAGCTGGAACTTGATAAGACAAAGTTCGAATCGCTTTCTGTACTTTCGCAGGGGCTCTTGATTTGCGTGCCATGGGCACAATGGGGGAGTATACGGTAGATATACTTTCCTCCAAACTCCCCTACCCCCTCCGAGACTGAGAACCACTCCGTATTCCGTGACAACAGCCCCGGATTCCCATCTTCTTCGCCTTTCCACCGAAGGTGACAGTCTAAAAATTAGACGGTCTTTCTGTGTAAAGAAATACGTCAACAATCACAGTAGTGAATTTGCCGACGAGTTTTTTTGAGTGTACGGATTGGGCAGAAGCATCCGTAAATATTCTCCTGGCGTGAAATTCGCTGCGGATTAAAATTGTGTTTCTCCAGACAAGAACACAACCATGGTGCGACGGACTCAGTAGTTCCGTAAATAGAACGCACTTTCTGGCATACTTCACATTCGTTCAACGCCAACACCCACAGTAATCGTAGCCACAACGGTGGCAACGCTGTTCAGACGTCGTCATCGACAGGGATGACTCCGTCACCGACGTTGTCGGCCGCTTCGCGTGAATTTCGAAACCAATGCTGGTGTTCGATAAAGAGGATAGAATCCTTGTACTGTTTACCTTCATGCCCCAATGGCAGTGATGAAGGTTAATTAAAATAATCATAAATCGAATACGCATCATATGCCCAGAAGGCAATTCCTACGTATGGCAAACTATGCCCTATGACACGGCCCGCAAAAGTAAGCGGTCTTTTACGTGCATATTGACGGAGCGCATAAAATGCAGCTCCTGTTACAACTTCTTTCTTGACACGATCAGCAACAGCTGGATAACCGTGTTCAATTGCTTCGTCAGATGTAAGTACACCAATGACTCTTTGATTTTCCTGAATACCAGGTTGTCTCGAGATAAAATCAATCGACCTCGATATTGGGTCTCTTCTATTGTGTGTGTAAAATGGATTATACATTATTCCACCCACTCCATATCGCAAATTTCGCAAACGAAATGCCAGATCGGCGGTTTGCTTTTGTCAATACATCGGTATGTGACTTTATTTGATTTGCATTTAGGACACATTCAAATCACTTTACAGGTTTTTTCGATCCAACAAATACCAGGGTTTTTGTTCTCCTATCTTTGTTCAGATATCGATACATTACTTTACGATCTCTGCCCTTTATTCGCTTCACGAATTGGCGCCCGTAAGATACGTTGCGCTTAGTGTAATCCATTGGTCTTCCACGTGGCATGTTCAAAAACACATCCCACTTATTTGTGCCAGGAGGCGGTCACT